CTANCCTCTATGTAAAAGGACAAGCCTCAATGGCTAATGCGTATACTTCCACCAGTGCGGTGGCTGCGCTTGTCCAGACTGCATATGACCGACTGGTTGAATTCCAGCTACGTGCTCAGCCGCTCCACCGTGAGATTGCTGACAAGCGTCCTGCACAGCAGGACAAGCCGGGTTCTTCCGTGGTCTTCAGTCTGTACAACGACCTAACAACAGCCACTAGCACTCTGACTGAGAACATTGACCCAGATGCGGTTGCCATCGGCAACCCTTCCACGGTGTCTGTGACTCTCGCTGAGTACGGTAACGCTGTACTTCGCACACGTCTGCTGAACCTGTTCAGCTTCTCTGACATCGATCCGGCTATCGCCAACATCGTAGCGTTCAACATGGTTGACTCCATCGACGCTGTGGTGCTGAACGTGCTGATCGGTGGAACCAACGTCATCCGTGAGCAGGGTGGGACCATGGTCCTCTCTGGTGGGGCCAACGGCTCTATTGTCTCTACTGACGTCTTCCAGTCCCGCGACGTTCGCGCCGCTGTGACTAAGCTTCGCACCAACAAGGCCATGCCTCGCAAGGCCAGCATGTACTGGGCTGCGATTCACCCTGAGGTGTCTTACGACCTTCGTTCTGAGACCGGGGCCATTGCTGGCTGGCGTGCACCGCACGTCTACTCCGCACCAGGCTCTATCTGGGCTGGCGAGATCGGTGCGTATGAGGGTGCCTACTTCGTAGAGACTCCGCGTGCCTACAACGACACCACAGGCTCTGGTAGCACTCGTGTCTTCTACACCCTGTTCGCAGGGCAGCAGGCACTTGCTGAGGCGTGCGCCGAGGACTTCCACGTGGTGATCGGCCCTGTGGTTGACAAGCTGATGCGTGCCCGTCCGATTGGTTGGTACGGCGTGGCTGGTTGGAGCATCTACCGTCAGGCAGCTCTCTACCAGGTTCGTACAACCTCCAGCATCCACACAACGTAAGGTTGCTATGTCCAGCATCAAGTTCTCTGCATCCAGTTCTGCATCTGCTGCAACTTCTATTACCGTAGCTCTCGGTGGAAGTCCTGCTGTGGGGGACTTGGTGCTGGTCTTCCTCCTTGTTGACAACGAGATTCTTATACGCCAGCCCGGGTACGGCAGTGAATTCACTGCCACGCCTAATCCCTGGTTCAAGCTCGAAGGCCTTCGAGCACCGGACACCTCTTCCTTCACCGGATGGTGCCACACCTGGAATGCCAGTGATAGCGGAACATCCGTCACTTTCACCTTCAGTCCCGCTCCAGCGCTAGGCATCGGGGACAAAGACATCCCTTCAGCAAATGCTCTAGCCATTGCGGTCGTCTTCAACGGGGCTAACTCCACGGCCCTTCTGGAGCACAACGCCTTCGGGCTCGGGCAAAACCTCGCACTGACTATCCCCACTTCACCCATGAAGAAGGCAGCCAGTATGAACATTGTCTGCGCGGCGGCGAACAACTCCTTGGGTCCGTGGACGAATAGTGACACGGGTTCCACGCTGGTGCTTCAGACGTCTCTGAACGCAGGGGACGGACTCACTATGGCCCTGTGGTCCAAGGCAGCCATTGGTGCGGGATACCGCACCAGTATCACGCTCGTTGAGTTTGATGGTGCTCGCTCTCTGCTGGAGTCCTCAGTATCCGTGAGCGACAATCTTCCCCAGCTGTACAATCCGCCCTTCATCGAAGAGGGGCCTATGGGGAATAACCCACTGATGTACCGTTATCGGCTCAATAGGTACTTTACCGTACTCAACAATGGCGGGACCTTCTCCGCCCATCGGTATTTGTCTACCGATGAGGTTGCAGCAGCCACGCAGGTGTTCACGAACAATCAGCCGATCACTCCCACAGATCGGACCAACATCCTCAACTCTGGCGTTGGGGGAGATTTCCAGGCGGTAACCTAGTGCCACCCAAGCCTAAGAAGCCAGTACAGTCTGCCAAGCAGATCACCCGTGTAAAGAAGGCTGTGCCGAAGGTATCAGCCAAGCATAAGGCCGCACCTTCTGTACGGCCCCCAACAAAGGGCCCAACCAAGCCCAAGACTACAGGCTCCAAGGAGCCCCGTAATCCAGCTAAGCAACCGGGCAGCCAGGCGATTCCTTACCAGGGACCTGGACCGATGGGACAGGGAGTATTTTAAATGGCTGGTACGCCAGGAACTCCGCGTTTTGGTACCAATGCAGACCAGACGCCAACCAGTACAGGTGCTGATGGCACCTCGACTCTGACACTGCCGAAGAGTGGCAACAAGTGGACTGAGACGCACTTCCTCTACAACCCTGCCCAGAAGTCTCGGGTGATGGGCACTACGCGTGGTGACGACCCAGGCCATGACAATACTGATGTTGAGCACCAGTCCAACTATATGTGCAACCACGATGGCTTCATGGGTGGCACCGCCACTCTGATGAGCCTGGATGAGCGCAAGGTTCTCGATAACAAGATCTACTCTGTTGAGTGTGAGTGGGCAGATCCCGGCTCTGATGAGACTTCCGACAACGGCTGGGCTCCAGCCGGGACCAGCGGAGCGTTCGACTAATGCCCTGCTCTTCCGGTTGCTCCACACAGAATCACCAGTCCTATGGTGAGTGCATGCGCTCCAAGCGCCAGATGGTGGGTTTTGCCCGAAGCGCCTACGGCGCAGATAAGACACAAGACAAACTGCATGAACGGGAGCTAACCCTCTATCGTGAACTACGATCCCAGGGTATCCAGCCTGATGGTACAGGAATGGCTAAGCTCAAGTTCGCGGAGCGAATGTCCGCAGAAACCGGGATGGCCTACGGCCGTGACTTCCAGGTTGCCCCGAATGGCAAGGGTGGCTATGACTCTGTCTCGAACGAGACAGTTGCCAAGGTTACCGCCGAAATAGACAAGGGCCGTGACATGCAGGTGATTAGGGAGACCGCACGTGCCTAGCAACACAACTACCAGCGTTCAGTCCAATGAGACTTTCTCCACAGGTGGGGCTGTGTCCCTGGCTACAGGGGTTCTAAACACATCCACATGGAGCACTGGCGTAGGCATGAACTACGCTGAGATTACCACACAGGTCACAGGTGCTCCCGCGTCTTTCACTATCCTTCTAGAAGGTTCTGTAGATGGTGGTGCCAGCTGGGTCACCATTGCCACATGCAGCAACACAGCAGGCGAGACTCAGTTCTCTACCGGCCTCATCCAGTTTACCAGCCTTCGGGCGCGATGCAGTGCTGTTTCTGGTGGGACCTCACCGACCATCAATTGTGTGGTAACCGCCTCACAGACTCCGTTCACGGTGACCTCCGGCGGCGTTGGAAACGCCAGCACGGTTACGGTTGTCAACCCCATTGACGGCAATGGAAATGTCAAGGTTAGCCAGCAGGGCGCCGTGGTCGACGCCCAGACCTCCAACCGATACCAGAGTGTTTCCTCCACAGGGACAACCACAGCGGGGCCGAGTGCTGGAACCGTGATTGCCAGCGTAGCTGTCTTTGATTTCTACTACAAGGTGGATGTCGAGGTCGGTTTCGGAGCAACCGCAGAGAGCACTACTGCCGATAACTTTATCCTCAAGGCGGGCGGCACAACCCTGTACACATTGCCCACCGTTAACCTGGCCAGTACACAGTCCCGGCAGCTCACCTTCTATGTAAACCCCGGTGGTGCGGTCAACCTCACGGTCAATGTCGGAGGAACAGCGGGCTCTGTCGGTTCCATCTACAAGGCCACGGTCACCGCCACTCGATTGGTATAAACCTCCATGCCCACTCTTCAGAACCTGGTTGACCGTGTTCGTCAGGAACTCGCAGGGTTCTCCCAGAATCAGCAGCAGTTCACAGCCCTTGCCGCAGATATCACAAACTCGGCTACTTCCTTCACTGTGACTGATGCCACTCAGGTGTCTCGTGGCACTATCGAGGTGGACAACCAGGAACTGATGCTGGTTCAGTCTGTGAACCAGAATACGAACACAGTGACAGTCTCGCCCTTTGGGCGAGGCTACGCCTCGACCACAGCCAATGCACATCTTACAGGGGCTAAGATCGAGAACTCCCCCATCTGGCCTACGGTGCGTGTTGTAGAGGCTATCAATGATGCGATCCGAGGGGTCTACCCACAGCTTTGGGCTGTGAGCAATACGTCTCTGCCGAAGACCTCTGTGGTCTATGAGTACAGCCTCCCAGCGGATGCTGAAGAGGTCATCTCGGTACAGTATCAGCTCATCGGACCCTCCCATGTGTGGCGGTTTGCACAGAATTGGCGCTTCGTGGGGCAGGCCAATGTCGCCACGGGTGAGCTTGGCTCAACGGGTAAGGCGCTGTATATCTCGGATGATGTAGTCCCTGGTCGTCAGATCTTCGTGACCTACCGCAAGGAACCAACAGAGTTGGTCAACCTCGCAGACGACTACACCTCGGTGACAGGTCTACCATCGACGTCGCATGACGTGATCATGTATGGCGCATGCATGAAGCTCTCTCCTCAGCTTGAGGGGCCGCGTCTGTCTATCAATTCCGTTGAGGCTTCTGAGCGTGCTCAGTACGTGCAGCCGGGTTCCGCTTCCAAGGTGTCTCAGTATTTCGGGGCGCTGTACTCGCAGCGTCTTGAACAGGAAGCCTCGAAGCAGCGTGACAAGTTCCAGGTGCCTTCCCATTTTGACTTCTAGGAATACCCATGCCAGCTGGCCAGCAGTATGCTACTAATGTCCCGCAGACTAGTCTCACTGGACAGATCAACCCGACCGCCACGGTAATGTCCGTGGCCTCCTCATCTGGGTGGCCCGGCACGCCATTCACAGCTATCTTGGACATCGGTACTTCCACGCAGGAGCCAGTTGACGTTACCGGTGTTGTGGGAACCACTTGGACAGTGACCCGGGCAATTGATGGCACCGTGGGATTCACCCATCAGGCAGGTGCTACAGTCACGCACAGTGATATTGGGCGAGACTTCCGAGAGGCTCGAAGCCACATTGATGCCTCAACAGCCGTTCATGGTCTCGGTGGGGGTTCAGCTGTGGTGGGAACCACAGATGTTCAGACACTCACCAACAAGACTCTGACCAGCCCAACTATTCAGGGCTCTGGAACTGTCTTTAACGGCAACATCGCTGGTAGCTCCAACTTGCAGGTACAGACACTGACTGTGGTGGGTCAGGGTGGCTCTGCCAACAACGTTGACATCAAGTTCATCAATTCCTCTGTTGGACCCTTGAGCAGTGGTACTAATGCTACTGGTGATATCGTTTATGATATCAATGGTAACCAGTGGTATTGTACCTCTGGTGGAGCCCCAGGGACTTGGGTCCCTGTAAATGGCATGGCAAGGATTGCCTCCAGTACCCTTTCGGGTACTGCTGCGAGTGTTGTTTTTACCATGCCAACCGGAGTGTCTTTCAACTTCGTTAAGATCTTCTGGCGAGCTCGCGGTGACGCGGCTTCTGGTGTCGAGGAATTCCGACTCCGAATGAACGGTGACACTGGGGCCAACTACCTTGGTGAGAAGATGGAGTCCAACAATGCTAGCCAGAGCTCCACAGGTCCAACATCAGCAACATCGCTCCAGATGGGCACCATGACGGCGGGCAGCGCCACAGCTAACTACTTCTCTGCTGGTGAGATCACTGTGAGTGGCCTCTCGGATGCCACTCGATTCCCCCAGGCTGTTGGTATTTCTGGTGCCAGCAACACTAACGCGGACACCTGGAACGGTCGATTCACAGGACAGCACCTGGCCTCAGGGGCAACCACTAGTCTCACCGTGTTCCCCAACTCTGGGAACTTCACCGCAGGCTCCGTGTTCACCTGCCTTGGCTACGTTTAAGGACTGATCAATGTCGTTGACCATCTTCAACCAAAACACCAACGGCATTGCCCAGCCATCCCCAGCGGGGATCCTGCCCATCCCGGGTCCCTACACCAACCAGTATCAGCGATCTGACATCGCCTATGACTACGCCATCGCGGGTATCCCCTTCATCGGAGGGGAGTCCCTCCGAGGATCATACTTCCATCGGATCTACCAGCGCACGTTCTCCCCGATCCGCAAGGATCAGTTCGACAATCAGCAGACACCCGGTGAACAGTCGATCTGGGGATGGTGGCTACGCTCCCAGAGCACGTTCCACGGTGGTGCCGGAGTCCAGTTCCTGGACACCACGCAGGATCCAACCCTGGGCTACCGCTACTACTACTCTGAGGGACTGGACACGCTGTCCACACCAGGACAGGCAAGCCTCCTCCCTATGGCCCTGTCTTTCACCCTGGCCAGCCCTGTGGGCCCCTTCAAGCTGCGCAGTGCCTACAACGGCCCTGGGACCACCGCAGGGCGCAGCGGGGTGATGGCCCTAGATATTGGTGGGTCCACGCTTCGCTACATCGGTGACAACGGCAGCCTGGCCAACTACACAATGCCCGGTGGCCTCACCGGGCTGGCCAACACTTTCACGGATGACGGTACCAATTACTACTTCGCGGACAAGACCGGCATCTACAAGGGGACTATCAGCAGCAACGCTGCTGCCACCAAGATCTGGAATGTCCCCAGCACTTCCGGGAACTACGTCCTCGGCTGGGTGAAGGGCCGCCTTGTGGCGGGCCTGGACCACAATGTCTACGAGTTGGTAGGGGCCGGTCCCGGACTCCCGGCTGCCAAGTTCACCCACCAGAACAGCGCTTACACCTACACGGATGTGAGCGAGATCGGCACCGCTATCCTGGTGTCCGGTAATGCCGGTGGGGCTGTGAGCCAGGTTCACAAGTTTGCTCTGGACAGTGGTGGGGCTATGCCCACGCTGACTTCTGGTGTGGTAGCAGCTCAAATGCCCTATGGCGAGGCCATCTACTGCATGTACGCCTACATCGGGGCCTATGTAGGCCTGGGTACTAACAAGGGCTTTCGTGTGGCAACTGCGGACAGCAGCGGTAACCTCAGCTATGGACCCCTTGTGGTCCAGGATCCCAACCTACTTGGTGTCCGTGCCATCATCGGTTTTGACCGGTTCATGCTGATCGGCAATCAGGGGAACAGCCTGGTTCCCCAGGCTGGGTGGACAAACCCAGCAGACGCCTCCAGCACTGACGGGCTGATCCGGGTTGATCTGAGCACGCTGACTTCCACCAACAGCCAGCCTTTCGCCAATGACCTGATGCCCTACGACGGGTCTACGGGCTATGTGGCGGCGACTGGGTCCGTGGTGAACAGCATCGCCCCCGTGGGCTTCAACAACTCTTTTGCCTGGGCTGTGGGAAACAGCGTCTACATGACGAACAATGCTGCCCAGCCAGCTTTCCAGATCAAGGTCCCCACGGGGTTCGTCTACACGCCGAAGATCCGTTACAACACCCTGGAGCCCAAGCACTTCAAGTATGTGTACCTGCGCCACCCCAACATCACTGATGGGGCCATTGACATCTATGGGCAGAATCCCAACTTGCAGTTGACTACGATTGCGCCAGGGATCTCGGGCTCCAGTACAGCTGGAGCTACCACCCCTTACTTCATCAGTGACTTCGGCAACGCCCAGGAATGGTTCCAGCTGAAGTTCATCCTTCATCGAGGCTCCCGCTCGTCGATCTATACACCAGTGCTCAACGGCTATCAGCTGCGAGCCCTTCCCGGCGTCAGTCGACAGGTCATTATCGAGGTTCCCCTTCTATGCCTGGACCACGAAACAGACCGCAATGGTGTACTCACCGGGTATGACGGACACGCCTGGGAGCGGCTGAACGCTATTGAAGATCTGACCGCCTCTGGAAACATCGTCCTGTTCCAGGACTTGAACTACGGCACCGCGAATCTCATCATTGTGGATGACTACACCTTTGAGCAGCAGTCCCCAGAGCTGGCAAAAACCTCAAGTGCAGGCAACCAGGACTCTAATGCGCACGGCGGATACATCATCCTCAAGTGTCGAGTCATCTCCTAGGAGGAACCTTGAACCTATCCGATTACCTACAAGCCCTTCTAGCTGTCTGCTCGATCGCAGCCCTTGTAGTTGTTGGCAACTCCAACATCAAGAAGCAGGTCATCTCGGATCTTCAGTCCCTGGTCATGGCGCATGAGCAGACGATCAACACCCTGAAGGAAGAGAACACCAAGCTTCGAAGCGACAGCGCTAAGAAGGACGAGCGCATCTGCGCTCTTGAGGAAACCATCGATGGATACTCCGAGCTGGTTCGCAAGGGACATCTCCTTGGGAGCAGTGGGACGCGAAGTTGAGACTGTTCAGCTACTTCTCAAACTACCTAAGACAGGACGACTAGATGAGGCCACAGTACGCGCGGTCAGGGGCTGGCAACGACTCCACGGTCTCCCGTCCACAGGCGTGGTTGACGCCAGCACAGCGGGAACACTCGGAGAACTTCATTGGGTCTCCGACCCAGAGGCGCCTAGCGGACGATATACGGGAAGCGGAACGGATTGGGTCCGATGGGATGGTTCGAGCGCAGCCAGGACTTTCAATCAGCTATCAGGCAGCACTAGCAATGCTGGGAATGGATGAGGGATGACACTGTTCTTTCCTGATATCAGCTCGTATGAGGCTGGGCTGAGGATTCAGCCCGGCACAGTGGCTGTGATTGCCAAGGCGACTGAAGGCATCGGCTACTCCGATGCTTACTACGCGGACTTCAAGAAGCAGGCTGCTGCCGTTGGTGCTCTCTTCTCCGGCTACCACTTCCTGCGCTCCGACTCTGACCCAGCCGCACAGGCAGCTCACTACTTCAGTGTGGCAGGCAGCACTCCGTGCATGCTCGATGTGGAGACCACTGGATCTAGTAAGCCTGGCGTGGGTGCTGTGGTCGCCTTCATGGAGGCTCTCAAGAGCCGTGGCGGGCGTGTCTGGGGCGTGTACTTCCCTCAGTGGTACTGGGGTGAGGTCGGGGGGGATTTGAGCCGTGTGACGGCTCTGGGAGCCGTTCTAGTGGCCAGTGCCTATCGTGGCTACAGTGACTCGGATTGGCCTGGCGCCTACGGCGGGGCCGTGCCTCGGGTGTGGCAGTACACAAATGCCCAGAGCTACGGCGGTCAGTCCGTCGATTTCAACGCATTCAAGGGGACAGCCTCTGAGCTGTCCGCAATCATCAATGGAGACGATATGGATCCGAGTACTCCACTTACCTTCCCAGCATACGCTGCTGGGTGGTGGCCCGACATTGCCAAGGATGGCGGTGTGTGGACTGGGCAGGAAACTGCCAATGATGTGTGGACGCTGACGGCTGCGCGTGTTGGTCACATCGTCCATGTGGTCGAGAACCTAGCCAAGTCTGTAGCGGCCCTGTCCGACAAGGTGAACACCCTCCAGGGTGGCGTCGGAGTGAGCCCGCAGGCTGTGGCTGCCGAAACCCTAGCAGAGCTGAAGGCGAAGCTGTAATGCCCAAGTTTTCCATGCACGACTTCTTCGTGGTCGTCTACGTATTCACTGCTGGGGCCATGGCCCAGCTGTCCCTGTCCAGTCAGCCGGTATCCAAGGTTGCCCTGGAGTCCGCTGTTGCGGCGGGAGTCGCCGCAGTAATCCACAAGTACACCCACAAGGGGTAACCATGTCCGGCTTTGACGATGTCAACTTCACAGTCACAGCGGTCCTGACCGCAGCCTACACAGTCACCGACAATGACTACGTGATCTTCTACGACCCGACCAACGCGTATGCGATCACCCTCCCAGCTGCTTCCGCAGCTCGCAAGGGCCGTAACTACATCTTCGTTCAGACAGTCAGCAACGCTGGCCAGATGACCCTGAAGACAGGTGGCGGAACCATCAACGGTACTGCTGCTGGTACCGGTATCGCGGTGACCGCATCCAAGATCGGCCAGTTCGACGTGTTCTGCGACGGAACCAACTGGTGGGGTGGAAACTCTACCGCTGGCCTTCTCTAAAATAGAATACAAAGAAGCCCCGGAC